GTCTGGTCTTGAAGCCGAGAACATCGGCCGGAATCGCCGTAGACGAGCAGTCCATCTTTCAGGTGCCAGCAGCCCATGCTGCTATTGCCGGCATCGCAGATACAGCAGCCTGCTTGCCCCTCGAATTGAAGCGACGGCTCCCCGATGGCGGCTCCGAACTTGCCACCTATCACGACCTGTTCTTCCTGCTCCGGGACGAACCGAATAGCGAGATGACAACGGCGGCTTTCGTCACGTGGATGTTGGTGAACTACAAGGTATTTGGCGAGTTCTTTATCGAGATTCAACGGGACGGCCAGAATCAAGTCACTGCTCTGAACGTCCTGCCAACCAAAGAAATGCACGTCGGCCGCAAGCCCGATGGCTCCCTGGTGTATGTCCAGAAGCATCAGGGAAAGGACATCCCATTCGATCCGAGCGAGATCATCCACGTATACGGGTTGACCATCGACGGCACTACGGCCATCAGCCCGCTAGATGTTGCTGGCGAGACCATCGGTCACGCTCTGGCGGCTGCGAGATTCGGTGCCTCATTCCTTGCCAACGGCGCACGGCCGTCAGTCGCCCTCACATATCCGGGCATCCTTTCGGATCAAGCCCGGAAGAATTTGGGCGACTCGTTCAAGGACAACTACGGCGGCTCCGAAAACGTCGGGAAGGTTCCGGTATTAGAGGAAGGTGCTGACCTCAAGACGTTCAACGTAACGCCAGAGGAAGGCCAGTACGTTGAAACGTGCGACCATCTGACTCGTGACCTCGCTCGGCACTTCCAAGTAAGCCCGACCAAAATCGGAGACCTATCGAACGCCACATTCTCGAATGTCGAGAGCGAGGCTATCAGCTACGTTGTCCACACAATCAAGCCCGCATTGATCCGTATCGAGCAGGAGTTCAACAGGAAGCTATTGAGCAAAGAAGAGAGAGGGCAGTTCTATATCCGGTTCAACCTTGACGAAATGTTGCGGGGTGACACTGCCGAACGATACGCTTCTTACAACATGGCGAGCGGTTCTACTCCCTGGTTGACGGTCAACGAAATTCGAGCAATGGAAGGTAGAGCAAAATATCCGGGGGGAGATGTATTGCCCAGACCCCTAAATATGGGCGATGTCAACAACGCTCCCAATGGAACGCCGGTCGATCCGGGAACTTCCCAAGCTGGTAACGACCAGCAGCCCAGCGCAACAGACCAGCCAGAACAAACTGGTGGGACTGGCAGCACGGTATAACAGCCCGACCACCATCACAGATATATCTGGTCGAGAGTTCCGGGAAGTGATTCGTCCTGGTGCTTTCGCCAGAGCGATCCGAGACAAGCAGGACGTAAGGTTTCTGAGGGATCATAACCCCTCGATTCTTTTCGGCCGGACAAAGTCTGGAACCCTTCAGCTATCCGATACGCCAGATGGTTTGGCATTTGAAGCCGAGATGCCCGATACACCAGAGGCACGGTCTGCCAAAGTGTCTGTTGAACGTGGCGATATTGACGGCTGCTCTTTTGCTTTCGTCCCCACTGCGGTCGAGTGGCGCAGTGATGGTGACATGACAGTTCGGGAGATCGTTGACGTTGACTTGTACGATGTCAGCATTGTCACATATCCCGCATATGCGACTGGCACGTCTGTAGACCTGCGATCCATTCAACCAGTCCAGCCAATTTCCCATGAAGCGAAATATCGTCTCTGGTCAATGCTCGAAAAAATATAAGGTTGGCGGCTAGATACCGTCATGCAAGTTGAAACCGCTAGAGGGCCAATGTCCGTTGCTGAACTCAAAGAAACCAAAACTAAGTTAATCGCTGAAGGACGTTCGATCCTCGATAACGCTGGCAGTCGCCCTCTCACAGAAGAGGAACGGGCTAAGCACGATTCTCTGACCGATCAAGTCGTCGCACTGAACGAACAAATTGAAACGGAAGAACGGAAGGAATACCAGGAGCAGCTAGAGGCTGCCCAGCAGGTATCTGTCCGGAAGTCTGTTCCGGTCACTCCTGGTAAGGCTGCTTACAAGCAGGAGCAGAGGGGAGACGTTCTGCGGAACTGGTTCGCTGCTGGTACTGACGTTGGCGACATGTCGCCGCAAGCCCAATATCGGGCTGCTCAGCATGGCGTAAACCTGTTCGCCAAGAACATCACTTTGCGTGCTCAGTCGAAGGGATCGAACTCGGCTGGTGGTTACACCACAAACAAATCTTTCTTTGATACCCTCTGGGCCACTGTCGCCTATCAGTCTGGTCTGCTTGGCGCAGTCAATCGAGAGGTATCTGAGAACGGCAATAGCCGTCTATACGCCACAAAGAACAGCACGAATCGTGCGGTAGTGGTGGATGAAAATACGGACATGTCCACTCAAGACCAGACATTCGGTCAAGTGGAAATTCCCTGTTGGAAGTTCTCGTCAAAGCAGATTCTTACCTCGATTGAATTGCTCCAAGATAGCTTGATTGATTTCGAGCAGACCATCGCCAACGAATTGGCAGACCGTTTCACCAGAGGTCTTGAGGAAGACATCATCACTGGTGACGGCACCTCGACCATCAAGGGTATTCTGACATCTAGCTCGGCTGGTGTGACTGGTGCTTCTCTCGCTTCTGGCCCGACCTATGCGAACATTGTCGATCTCAAGATGTCTGTTGACATCCGAGATATTGAGAACGGTGTGTTCGTTCTGGGCAAGTCTACCCTTGCCTTCCTCATGAAGTTGGTTGACTCGCAAGGGCGACCTATCTGGAATGATGGTCTCGCCAATGGCGGTTTGTCTGGTGGTGCGCCGCCGACGATCTTGAACCGTCCATACTACTTGTCCGATTATATGCCCGCATGGGGAGCATCAGCCAAAGCGATCTGTTACTTCAACCCGAAGCTCTACCAGTTCCGTCAAGCGATGGAATTGAACGTGGCCCGAAGTGACGAACGATACTTCGAATACGGTCAAGTTGCATGGTGTGGTATTGGTCGGTTCGGCGGAAGCTGGATCGGACCGCAAGCCTCAATCAAGCACTTGGCTGTAGCTGCAAGCTAAGACCGGCTCTGTTCATCTTCGGTCTTATGGGCCATCCATGTCCGTACATGGGTGGCCTTTTTATTTGGCACGTCGAATAGATACATCGTGTACTCACTCGAAACCACCACTGCCCTGGTCACTGAACCGATTGACCTGACCACCATCAAGGCGCACCTACAGGTAAGCTGGACCAACGAAGACACGTTCCTGACCACTCTCGGCAAGGCTGCTCGGCAGTTCTGGGAACGTCATACCGGTCACGTCGTCGGGGCCACCACCTACACCATCTGGTTGGATCGCTGGCAAACGATCATCCCATTGCCGAGACAGCCGGTCACGTCCGTCACATGGATCAAGTATTACGATCCGGCTGGCGTACAGCAGACCCTCGATACCAGCCTGTACAACGTGGCGACCAAAGGCAATCCGGCCAGAATCTATGTCCGGCCGTCGCTGCCCTCGCTCTACCTGTACATGCTCAACCCGATTGAGATCAAGTTCGTTGCCGGCGAGACCACTTGTCCAGAACTGGTGAAGCAGGGGCTCCTGCTCCTGGTGGGTCACTGGTACGGCAATCGAGAGGCGGTCACTGATGACACTCTGGCCCATACGCCTCTGGCGTTCCGATCCATCATGGATCAATACCGAACGGGTCTTACTTACGATGTCTGGGGCGGTGGCTGCTGTGCATAAGGCGGGAGAATACTGGTGTCCATTCACTTGGCTGCAATACGGATCGACCCGAAACCCGACGACGTTGGAAAACGAACCAGGGTTCACGGACCAGGGTACGCTTTGGGGATCTCTGGAAGAATTGAGCGGTGCCGAGTTGATCCGGTTTGGCTACCTACAGAGCCGAGTGGATTGCAAAATCAGACTGCGGAACTGGCCCGACGTTACAGCCCGTGACCGGCTGGTATTCCTCGATACGGTCTATGAAATTGATTCAGTCCGATGGGGCTGTAATGAACTCATCTGCTCGGCATATCGTCAGGCGGTGTCCTAATGGAGATCAAAACAGAATGGAAGTCGAACCATGATGCCCTCGAAAACTTGAAGGCACTGAAAGAAGGCTTGCAAAAGTCGATCATTAAGAAGGCC